AACAGTAGTTGATGGAGGAAACTTATAATAACTAAATGCAGTATCGATATTTTTAACTACAGATTTATTCGTATAGTTTTTTTGCATTTGTTCTATAATTATATTTTTGTTATTTGTAATCAAACTTATTCTTTCCTATTAACATTTAATGGTATAGACTGATGTCCTGATTTAGGAGCTTTAATTGTGTCTACGATAACCGGTCTTTCTCCATTAACAGATATCGAGTCTACAATTTCTTCACCAATTTTAATTATTGCATTACCGTTATTATCACGAGCTGTAACTGATTCTAAATTAGTTTTAAAATACATTCCTTTTGAATCATAATCTCTATATAATTTCATTTGTTCTTGTGTTGGAGCAGGCCCTGGGTCTACAATAGGCCTTTGTGGTAATAATTCTGGTTCTTTCTCTTCTCTTACCTTTTTAGCTTTAGCAGGAGGATTATATGCCAGTCTAACGTCAGCAAATGTTTTATCAAAACTATCAACAGTTTTGTCAAATCCAGCTAATCTTTTATTTTTAGCATCTATATCAGCTGCAATTCTTGCATTTTTTTTAGCAATTTCAGCAGCAATAGCCCTATTTTTTAAGGCCGCAGCTGCATTCGCAGCATCTCTTGCTTTTCTCTTTTTATTACCCATATTAGCTATATCCGTTTTTGTATTGCATTGAAACCACTTTCTGCTTTATGAAATCCATAATCAATTAGTCGTTTTGTAAAACTCTGATTATTCCCCCACCAGAATATCCAATTAGCTCCTTGATTCTTACAAATTTGTTCTGCTGCTTCAATTAATAGATTCATTGCTTCTTTTCTAACTTCTTTTTTACACTCTTTGCTACTAAGAGGCCAAGCTAATTGAATAATTGAAGAATTAGTTACGTAAAAAAATAAACAAGCACTAGGCTTTCCATCTACTTCTACCATTACACCATCTTTGCCATTATTAGGCAAAAAATCTCTAGGTGGGCCGCTTTCAACAAACCCCCATTGATCCCACCATTCTAGAAGCGTATCATAATCATCTTCTGTTGTTCTTCGTACGTTATATTGATTAGTAGAATTATTCATATATGTATAAATATTATACTACAAAAATATTGGAGATTAAATTACCTTGTAACTTTAAAGAAAAATTTGTCTGATATATATTCTTCAAAAATTCCTTCTTTAACTTTAAATTCTATACGATAATAACGCTCAGGCATCAAACCAGACATATCTAAACTTATAAAATTACTTTTTTCATCACAACTAACTTTTGTATAATCATTGTCATAAGGTATAATTATTTCATCAGTAGCGGCATCTAATATTGAGTATAATGAACTACTAGGCAAATAATTTACAGTTTTCACCGGAAATAAATTAGTGGCGGATTTCTGCGGATATTTATTTCTACCATATATTCTTATTTTTGATATTTCATCATCTTTATATGATTTCTTTAAAGTAGTATGAATTGCATATGAATCTATATCTATTTGAGACATACTTCCTGTTTCAAAACTAGAATTATCAAACATCATTAATAATTTAGGAACATATATTGTATGACTTTCTCTACTAAAAAATTTAATGCCTCCGGTAACAGATTCGCTAGATTCATCTTCGTCTGAAAATTTTATTATGAATCCATGATTTGGTGCAATATACCCATTACTACCAGATATCCATAATTTTACAGCATCAGTAACATCTATAGTTAAATCTGATGGTCTGTTACTAAATGATTCTGTAAAATGTGTACCTCCTTGGGTTGGTGAAGATGGCGATTTTTCATATAACCACGATCCTCCTTGTCCTGGATCTGATCCAGAACCATTTATATGAAAATTACTTCCTATAGGAAAATTAATATCAGCTGCACTAGAACTCCAAAAAACAGTAGATCCAGATGCTGGTCGACTCCATGAGCATCCATTATCAATTGGGAACTGATAATTTATAAATCCAGTACCATTAGTCCAATTTTGAGCAACTACATTAACATCAATTGTATAATCAACTGGTAATTCTTGTGCATGAGTTGTATATAATTTTAATATAAATTTGCAATCATTTACTGATTTATTATATCTAGATAATGATTCTGAAACTTCTGTTGTATCAAATTTGATTAATGATCTAGATAAAGCAAAAACTCCACCTGTTCCACTATTTGATAGTTGTTTTCCAATTTGTAATATTTCATCTAATCCAGTATTTACTTTTGGATCTGCTTGATATAAAGTAGCGTCTTGAGATGGGTACATTATTTTAAACATAATATTATATTCTTTTTATTAAAAATTTACTACTCTTCCTTTAATATCTTTATTTGGAAACTTAACTTCAAATATACTAGGATCTAAAGGAGGATATATAACTCCTTGTCTAGATGCAGAATTTAAATCATATACATTACCGGAGTAATTATTAGCTGTATCAAATTTATTAACAAATGTTACATCTATTATACTATTTACTCCATTTACCCTGCCTAATATATTCATAATTTCAGACATTACTATAGGCTGATTAATTTGCCATTTATCAATTATAAAATAGTCTTGTAATTTATTAATACATTTTAATAATACTTCGTTACTATTAAAGTTAGTTCCAACTGTTATTTCAAATTCAATACCAATATTAACTATAAATGCATCTAATATATTTACTGCATCAGTTAACATTCTATAAAAACCTAAGTAATTTTTTAAATTTGTTTTAATAGCAGGATTTAATTTTGTTAATTTTGAATCTTGATTTAATCCTAGAACATATAAATTCATTGCTAATGGATTTGGAATTCTTGTGTCTTCCATTTGTCCTTGTGATAATTGATCATCTGGAACCATATATGCTTTAGAAACTGATCCAAATTTTGAAGGCATCGAATAACAACGTATAATGTAATCATCTCTAGTTACCAATCTATTTTGGGTTGCAAAGTTAGCCATCGCATTATTTTTTATATCTTGTACTGAATCTTGCGACTTTCCTCCACGTGCTGGTTGTTCGTTATTAACAGTTACACTCGATTTAACAAAGTTTAAAAGCGCACCTGATAAAACTGCATTTGGATCGTCATCAAATTGAATATTACTTATTTTTGTAATAACACCAGCTGGAACATTATCAGCAGTGCCTCCACCTGTAGTAAAAGTAACAGTTAGTGTTGTATTTGCAGGAGCTTGTCCGTATGCCCTAGTATATAAAAAATTTGATGGATCGATATCTACGTCAATTGGCTTTCTAAATGCAGCTAAGCCATTTCCTACATTATCTGGGTTTGGAATAATTTCTTCGTCATTATTATCAGAAATCCCAGCTCCAAATTGTAATTCTAATGTATTATCACTTCTTAGTCTAGTTATAAAACGTTTAGATGTTTTCTTTAATTTTAATAAACTAGGACTAGATGATCTATAAGAAGATAACTCTGGGTCATTTTCTAATAAGTTTGGAACTTCTTGAAATAATGTGTCTTGAGCTAAATAGTCTACTTGATACCATATATCTCCGTCTGACTCTGTACATTGTAATATATCAATCACATTTGTACCTGGTAAAACTATTTTATCATATTGTTTAGGAGAAGTAAAAATAAATTCAGCTGTTTCAAGTTTACCAGATACTACTTTTGCTTTCTTCTTTAATAGAAAATATATTGGTTCTTTAGTTGTTTCATCAGCTTCATATACTGTAACAGTTGTTGGACTTAAAGAAGAACTAAATGAAAAATCAACAGATTCTAAAGTTCTAAATTCTGCAGGTCCTCCTTTTTGTTTTAATTGCATTCCAGGTTTTATTGTTAAGGCATAAGTATAATCTGGAACAATTGTTCCATTAGAACTTTTTGCTGGTATTAATTGAAATACATCTACATTACAATATGAAGGAATAGAATTTTTTGCTTTATATCCTAATGATTTAGCTAAATCATATACATTTTTACGCTCTGAAGCTTGTTCTAATAATGACTCTTTTAAATTATTGTCAGCATAATAACTTAATACATCGCCAACATATGCTGCCATTTCCATAAACATCATTCCAGGAGATGATTCATTGAAATCATTAAAATCATTAGGAAAATATTGTTTAGTAAAATCTATTAAATTTCTTCTAAACTGTCCGAAGTCTTTTCCTAAATATGATACATCTTTTTTTACATCCATAATTTTCCTTTAATCATCTTTTATCTAGGTTGGAATAAAGCTAGTATTGCTAGCAAAGTTTTTAACAGCTTCAGTTTTTATTCCTTCATCTCCAGCAAATATTGTTATTTCTTGTTCAGACTCATTTCCAGTAACTGTAAACCCTAATGATATTTTTATCTTATGATTTAAATTTGGGTCTTCTTCGTTAGTAACTATATCAAATTTAGTAATTGATAAATATGGCAACCAATAATTAGTTGCTTGAGTAATAGTTTCTACTATAAATTTCTTAATACCTGGATTATTTGGTTCGAAAACTGCCTTAGCTAAATCAGTACCAAAATCAGGCTCCATGTAACGATCTCCTTTAGTAGTTAATATTAAAGACATAAAGTTAGTCTTAGCTTGTTCTAAAGTTGTAAACGACTTCTTAAACACTCCGTTTCCAGTAAATGGAAATTGTACACCTATAGCTACATTAGGGCGTAGGTTTAATTGTTGTGCCGGAGTAAGTTTACCCCATTCAGTTTCCCTAGCCGTTTGAATATCTACTTGTGTAATTTTATATGCCATTATCTATTTTTCTTTTTATCAATTGCTTTCATTAACGCACTATAATCACGATTCATTGCTTTTGCAATTGCTGGATCTTCAACTGCTATAGCTTGACCCGTTTCCGGATCACTAACAGTACTGGTACTAGCGTTCATCATATTTCTTTGCATCCCAAAATTCTTAGCATTTGCTGATGTCATATGAATATCTTCATTCATTATATCAGCATAATTAGTTTGCTCTCTTAATGCTCCTGTTTCATTTAATATGTCTGAAAATTTATTTTCTTTAAATTTATTATGTACTTTATTTGGCTTAACAACAGGCCTGGGCTTTGGTGCTGCAGATTGTTTTCCTTTTATTTCATTAATTGTACTCTGTAACCCTTCATGTAAAATTTCTGTTAGTTCTTCTTTTATTACATCTCTAACAGTTTCTTTTACTATTTTTTTTAAAACTTGGATAAACTTTTTTTGTTCCATGATTGTTCTTCTTTTCTTATAAATATTAACATTAAAAATTTACAGGCGCCGGCCATCCGGTACTTGTTTTAGGTCCATAAATATTTTTATTTTCAGTATCAATAGCATAATCTCCTGGCTTTCCTAATTCGTTAACCGGTGGTTCTGTTACATTATATGACTGTGCTGGGGCTTCTTGCAATGATGTTAATAAACTTTGTTGTTGTTCTACTAATTCTTCTATTGCTTCAACTCTTGCTGTTATATCTGAAATTCCTACATTAATTT